TCCTCAACGCCCGTCTTGTTGAGGGCGAGGCAGTTACCTTCGCGGTGGGCGACCTCGCGGTGACGATCCGAGAGGGCGCGGAGCGGGATCATTTCCGTCCGTCCCCCTTCGTCATGCTCACCCGCGCGGCCAATGCCACCGACTACGCCTTGGCCCGTAGCGTCTCCTACGATCGCGTAACGGGCGTGTTGTTCCTGAACGTCATCGAGGTGACGGGCGACCTCGGCCCCCACAACGACATTCAGGTGTGGGCGCTGGCGGGTAGTGTCCTGGCGGCCCGCGCGGCGGTGGCACCCGCCGAGGCCGCAAGGGCAGGGGCGGAGACGGCGCGTGCCGGCGCGGAGACGGCGCGAACCCAGGCGGGAGCTGCCCGGAGCGGTGCCGAGACGGCAGCGCAGAGCGCCGCGACTTCCGCCCAAAGCGCCGCGACCGCCGCCAACCAGGCCAGCGGCTACTCGGCGGCGGCGGAGACGGCCCGGACCGGGGCGGAGGCGGCGAGGGCGACCGCCGCGACCGCCGCCGCCGGGGCGGAGTTGTCCGCCGAGATGGCTCAGACGGCCCGGTCGGGGGCGGAGGCGGCCCGGACCGGCGCTGAGACGGCCCGCGACCAAGCCCAGACCGCCCGGACAGGCGCGGAGACCGCGGAGACTCAAGCAGAGACTGCCCGCAACCTCGCGCTGCTCTGGGCTACCAAGCTGGGCGGCACGGTTGACGGCCTGGAATTTTCGGCGAAGCACCACGCCCAGGCGGCGGCTAGCTCCGCTACCACGGCGCAAAATGCGTCCGCCGACGCCGAAGCCGCGGCTACCAGCGCCGAAACCGCGGCTACCAGCGCCGGAACCGCGGCCACCAACGCTGAAGCCGCGGCACAGGAAGCGGCGACCTACGCGGAGGCGGCGGCGCTGGTGGTCTCTCCCGCCATCAGCTTCCGCAACCGACTGATTAACGGGGACTTCTCCGTTTGGCAGCGCGGCAGTCCCGTGTCCATTCCGGGCGCCTTCCGGACGTTCGGCCCGGATCGTTGGGGGATTTACAGCAACGGAGGCCCGGTAAGTGCCTCCATCGGGGTCGCGCACGATCGACACCCCCGGACCCTCCGGATTGATGCGGCCCAGGCGACAGCTTGGATTGAAGTTTCTCAGCGTATCGAGAGCTGGAACATCGCCGACCTCGCGGGGCAGCGAGCAACCCTCAGCGGGTGGCTTATTTCCTCAATTCCGAACCTGCCGATACAAGTTCGCGTCCGCCAGGCCGCGGGCGTGGACAACTGGAACGGGGGTCTGGCTCTCCTTCTTGATTTCAACCTGACGCTGGGAGCGGCGGGGACCTGGAAAGAATTTGTCACCCCTGTTTCTCTTACCTCGCTTTCGACGCGCGGAATTTCCGTGGAGGTAAGATTCAACGATGCGATCGGGGCGGATAACTATGTCGGCATGAGCCGGCTTCAACTAGAGCCGGGCACCGCCAAGACCCAGTTCGAGTACCGGCCGGCGGAGGTGGAGCTGGCGCTGTGCCAGCGGTACTTCCAGCGACATACCCGCGTACTCGCCGCGGGCTACGCTGCGCAGGCCGGGAGCGGGGTTTACGCGGACCTCAGCCTTCCCGTGACCATGCGGACCATCCCCACAGTATTCTACTCCAACACCACGCAAACCGGGGTAGCGCCGATGAGCCTGAACCACGCTACCCCGAGCCGCGTGCGCTCCGGCGGACTGAGCACCGGCGCTGGCCACACTATGTCCGAAGCCGACCTCGACCTTAGCGCGGAGCTGTAGCCATGTACCGTCTTGGACACAGCAATTGGATCGTGCGTCTCGCGGACGGTGCCTTCATTCCGCCGGACGAGGGCAACGCCGATTACCAGGAGTATCTTGTCTGGCTCGAGGACGAGAACGTGCCTGAGCCGTACACGCCGCCACCGCCCGCGGTGCCGTCAGAAATTTCGTTCCGACAACTCGTCCTCGCACTTTGGCAACGCGGGTTCATAACGGAGGTCGAGGCCGTCGCTGCTGCGGAGATGCGCGCGCGCCCCGCGGCACTGGACGAGGTGATCGCCACTCTTCCCGCGGCCGATGCCACGATTGCAAAGATCACCTGGGCGAGCATGAGCGTTGCTCTACGGAGCGACTCAATGTTCTCCCTTCTCGTCTCGGCCGGCAAAGCCACGGAGGAGCAGGTCGATGATGTGTTCCGCCTCGGGGTGACGCTATGAGCCCTGACGCTGGGGAGATCCTCCTCACCGCGGCGATCGGCGGCGCTGGCTTTCGGTTTCGTGGGGCGGAGGCGTTCTCACGTATCACGGGGCGGGGCGCCACGACCGCCCGGGTAGTGTGCTGGGCGGCGCCCGTGGCGGCGCTGGCGTGGGCTCTGGCGGCTCTGCCCTGGCAATGGGCGGTCGCCCTCGGCGCCGCGCTCTGGCTGGGCTGCCTGCCGGGATGGTGGGGCTCCCTCGATCTCGGGAGGGACGAGGGAATATGGGCGACGGACGCGCTCGCTCATGCCGCCCGCGGGCTCCTCTGGACCGCTCCCGCGGCGTTCGTTCTGGCGGCCCTAGAGGTCGACGGCGGGGACCTACGGCGCGCCGTCGACGAGCTTGCCGCCGCAGAGGATCCCGCCCGCCTGGCGCCGCTCCTCGCCGGTCTCAGCCGCGCGCTTGCCGACGCGGCGCGGGTCGCACTCTCGAGCTCGGGTGCTTGGCTTGCCCTAGGGGCCGGGCTCGCCGTGCTTCCCGCCTATGAAATCGGCTGGCGCGTCGCGCCTGAGCGCGCGACGGAGATCGGCGAGGCGCTGTTCGGCGCCGCCGCGGCGGCGGCCATCATCGCGGGCGCGGCCCTTGCCGTAGCCTGACCGGCGCGCGCCTTGCGGGGCGCCGGGCGCCGTTCTTGGGTATCCCCTCTCGCTCGCCGAGAAGCCCCCTCCCGGTCGATTGTCCAGGCTGACGACGGGCTTATCGGAGGGGCTCCCGCGCATGAGCGAGACGTTTTTGCATGGCGTCGAGGTTCTCGAGATCGACGCCGGGCCGCGCCCGATCCGCACGGTCCGGAGCGCGGTCATCGGGCTGATCGGCACGGCGCCGGCGGCGGAGGCGACGAAGTTCCCGCTGAACACGCCGGTCCTCGTCGCCGGCAAGCGGACCGACGCCGCGGGGCTCGGCACGACCGGCACGCTCCCCGCCGCGATCGACGCAATCTTCGACCAGGCGGGCGCGACGATCGTCGTGATCCGGGTCGAGGAGGGCGAGGGGGCCGACGATGCTGCCAAGCTCGCCGCCACCCTGACGAACGTCGTCGGCGGCGTCGACGCGGGGACGGGCGCCTATGAAGGCGTCCATGCCTTCCTCGCCGCGGAGGGCGCGCTTGGCGTGATCCCGCGGATCCTGATCGCGCCCGGCTTCACCTCCCATCGACCGCTCTCCGGCGAGCCGGCGGCGCCGACGAAGAACCCGGTCGTCGCGGAGCTCGAGGGGATCGCCGACCGCCTCCGCGCCGTCATCATCGCGGATGGCCCCAGCACGACCGACGCGGGCGCGCTCGACTACGCCGCGGACTTCGGAAGCAAGCGGGTTTACGTGGTCGACCCCGGCGTCAAGGTATGGGATGGCGCCTCCTCGACCTTCAAGAACGAGCCCGCCTCCGCGCGCGTCGCCGGCATCATCGCCCGCGTGGACAATGATCGCGGTTTCTGGTGGAGCCCCTCGAACAACGAGGTCCTCGGGATCGGCGGCACCGCGCGCCCGATCGACTTCTCTCTCGGCGACCCGAATTCGCGCGCGAACCTTCTGAACGAGGGCAACGTCGCTACCATCATCCGGCAGGACGGATTCCGGCTCTGGGGCAACCGCTCGACCTCGAGCGACCCGAAGTGGTCCTTCCTCTCGGTCGTGCGGACCGCAGACATGATCCATGACTCGATGCTGCGGTCGCACCTTTGGGCCGTCGATCGCTGCATCACCCGGACCTATGTCGAGGACGTCGCCGAGGGCGTGCGAAGCTACCTTCGCGACCTCAAGGCGCGCGGCGCCATCCTCGGCGGCGACGTGTGGGTCGATCCCGAGCTCAACACGCCGGAGAGCGTCGCGGCGGGCCGGATCTTTTTCGACTTCGACTTCACGCCGCCTTACCCGGCGGAGCGAGTGACGTTCCGCTCGCATCTCGTCAACGACTACATCTCCGAAATCTTCCGGTAAGGGGGCCGTCGTGGCGAATCCTCGGATCTTCAAAAACTTCAACCTGTTCGTCGACGGGCGCGGCCAAGCCGGCAAGATCGACGAGCTCGAGCTCCCGACGCTGACGATCCAGACGGAGGAGCACCGGGCCGGCGGCATGGACGCGCCGATCGAGCTCGATCTCGGCATGGAGGCGATGGAGGCGAGCTTCACCCTCGCCGAGTACGACGAGAACGTCCTCCGTCTCTTCGGCCTGGCTGACGGCAACGCCGCGCAGCTCACCGCTCGCGGCGCTCTGCAACGGGACGGCGAGGCGGTGGTTCCGGTCGTCGTCAACCTCCGTGGGATGCTCAAGGAAGTCGAGCTCGGCACCTGGCAGGCAGGCGAGAAGGCCGCGCCGGCATTCAGCATCGCCCTCCGTTACTACCGATACGAGTCGGCGGGCGTGGTGATCCATGAAATCGACGTCGAGAACATGATCCGCAAGGTCAACGGCGTCGACCAACTGGCGCAGATCCGCGCCGCAATCGGGATCTAAGGCAATGGCGAAGGACATGCGAGCGGCGGTCGAGATCCCGCTCGACTTTCCGATCAAGGTCGAGGGCGTCGAGATCAAGGGCGTGCGGATGCGGCGTCCGAAGGCGCGCGACGAGCTCGCCTACGCCGAGGGCAAGGGATCGGAGGCACGGCGCGGGCTGATGATGGTTGCGAACCTCTGCGATCTCTCGTTTGACGTCGTCCTCGAGATGGACCCGACCGACGTCAAGAAGCTCGAGGCTCAATACGCGGCTTTTCAAGGCGCCTCTCCGAGCGGGAGCTAAGGCGCGCCGTCCTGAGCCTGGCTCGGCTGACGCGCTGGGGGCTCGAGGAGATCCTCGATCTCGAGGTCGGGGAGCTCCTCGCTTGGACCAAAGAGGCGCTCGACCTCGAGCGTGACATCGCGAAGGCGACGCGGAGCGGGAAGGGGTAGCGTATGGCGACGGCGTTCTCCGTAGTCGTCAACATCGGCGGGCGCATCTCGTCGAGCCTCGGCTCCGCGGTCGGCGCCGCCCGCCGGCAGATTGGCGAGCTCGGTCAATCCCTCGCCCGGGCGCAAGAGGCGAACGCCAGCCGCCGGGATCAGTACCGATCGCAGATGGTGGACGCGGCGGCACTGGGCGCGACGCTTTACGGGCTAATCCGCCCGGCAGTTGCCTTCGAGTCTGCGATGGCGGACGTCCGCAAGGTTGTCGACTTTGACACGCCGGACGGGTTCGCGCAGATGGGGCGGGATATCATCGCCATGTCGCAGCGGATCCCGATGGCGGCGGAGGGGCTCGCCGCCATCGTCGCCGCCGCCGGGCAGTCCGGCATTGCGTCGAATGAGCTTCTCGGCTTTGCCGAGTCCGCGGCGCGGATGGGAATTGCCTTTGACGTCTCGGCCGAGGTCGCGGGCGAGACCATGGCGAAATGGCGAACGGCGATGCGACTCACGCAGCCGCAAGTCGTCTCCCTCGCCGATGCGGTCAACGAGCTCTCGAACCGGCAAGCGAGCTCGGCAGCGGATATCGCCGACATTCTCCGCCGGGTCGGTGGGCTCGCCGTCAATGCGGGGTTGACGGCGCAGCAGACGGCGGCCCTCGGCTCCTCGATCCTTTCTGCCGGCGCGACCTCCGAGGTCGCGGCGACCGGCCTCAAGAACCTCGTCAATGCGCTCGGGCGCGGCGAGAACGCGACGAAGGGGCAGCGCGAGGCGTTCCAAGCTCTGCGGCTCGATGCGGGGCACATGGCGCGGCTCATGGCGCGGGACGCGCCGCGGGCGATCCTCACGGTTATGGAGGCGCTCAACCGCCTTCCGGACTACCGCCGAAACTCGATCGCGGGCGAGCTTTTCGGGCAGGAGTCCATTGCTGCGATCTCGCCGCTCCTCACGAACCTCGATGCTCTTCGGGAGAGCTTCGGGCTTGTCGCCGACGCGCAGAATTACGCGGGCTCGATGCAGCGGGAATTCGGGGTCCGGAGTCAGACGACCGCCAACAATCTGCAACTGGCGGCGAACCGGGCGAAGGCGCTCGGGATCACGGTCGGGACCCTCCTCCTCCCGACTCTCAACGATGCGCTGGGCGTGATGGGGCGCCTTCTGGAACCCCTCGCACGGTTCGCGGAGGAGCATCCCCAGGCGACGAAGGCGATCATGGGGACGGTCGTCGGGCTCATCGGGCTGCGGATCGCTGCGATCGGCGTCGGCTACGCATGGACCTTCATCCGGGGCGGCGCTCTGACGGTGGCGCAAGCCTTCGTCGCGGTCGGGAACGGCGCCGTCACGCTCGCGAGCCGGCTCGGGATCGTCCGGGGCGCGATGACGGCGCTCCGAGTCGCACTGATCTCGACCGGGATCGGCGCGATCGTCGTCGGCATCGCCGCGGCGGGGCTCTGGATCTACAACAACTGGTCGAACCTGGCGGCGATGTTCGAGGGCTTCGGCTCCGCCTTCATGGCGGCAGTCGGGCCGGCGCGTCCGGTGATCGAGGGAATCGGCTCGGCGCTGTCGGGCGTCTGGAATTGGGTCTCGATCGAGGGCGCGGAGGGCGGCTTCCGTCGCTTCGGCGAGACGGTCGGCGGCGCCATCGGCGGCGCGATCGCGAAGCTCGCCGAGCTCGTCGGCTGGCTCGGGAACATCAATCTCTTCGAGAGCGGGGCGAAGCTCCTCGATACCTTCGTTCAGGGGATCCGGTCCCGTGTGTCGGGAGTCGTCGATACGGTCCGGGGCGCGCTCTCGGAGGTCCGCCAATATCTTCCGTTCTCCGACGCGAAGCTCGGGCCACTCTCTGAGCTCACGCGCTCCGGCGCGGCGCTCCTCCCCACCATGGGCGAAGGCGTGCGGCAGGCGGGCGCGGGCGCGCTCTCCGGTGCGCTCGCCTCTGCCCTCGGCGCGGCATTCGCCGCGGCGGCAGGCGCAGCGCAGGCGGCGCCAGGGCCGGCGCGAGCGGCGGCTCCGCTACCGTCCATCGAAAGCCTTGCCGAAGT